TGGCTCGGCCGAGCTCGTCGTCACCGTGCGCGAGTTGTTCATCGTCGAGACAAAGACGGTGAAGGGTGTCTCCCTGCCCGCATCGAAGAAAGGACGAACGTCGGCCCAAGGCGATTCGAAGTCCCAGAAGGGCAAGACTTCGCCGGAGGACGCCGGCGACAAGAAGCAATCGCTGCTAAAGAAGATCGGAGGGCTGTTCTGATGTGGCTCGTCCCGACCGACCTCACCTCGCTGCAGGAGCAGACCTTCGACGTTGGCGACCAGGCCCTTCGCCTTACCCTCCGGTGGAACTCCGTCGGGCAGCACTGGGCTATTGACGTCTATAGCGTGGCCGATGACGCGTGGGTGGTGCAGGGCGTAGCGCTTTGCGTCGGTGTTCCGATCCTGTGGCGCTCGCCGGTTCCTTACTTCTTCTGGCTGACCGATGAGAGCGGCGTTGGTTTGGACCCTGTCGTCCAGACGGACCTCGGCACGCGTTGCCTGCTCTACGTAGCGCTGAAATCTGAGGTTGTCCCATGAAGCAATTCGGGCGTCAGTTCCGGCTCGAGCTTGGGTCGGGCACGGCCGGCATCGCAATCGACAACCTGCGGGTCTCCTGGGAGATCAAGAAGAGCAGCGACCCCAAGCCCAACCCCGGAAAAATCCGCATCTGGAACATGTCGCGCGAGCACATGAACCTCCTAGTCAGCAAGCAGTACAACCGCGCGCGCCTGCTCGTTGGGTACAACGAGCTTCGGCAGATCTACCTGGGTGACATCATTCGGGCGTCGGCCGTCCGCGACAACCTCGACTTCATCACCGAACTTGAGTGCGGCGACGGCGACGAGGCATACAAACACTCGCACGTGTCTCTATCGCTCGCCGCCGGTACGACGGACCAGCAGGCCTTCACCGAGTTGGCGAAGACTATGCCTGGCGTGTTGACCGGCGCCGCTGGATTCATCACGAAGCGCAAGCTTCCGCGCGGAAAAGTGCTTTCGGGCAACACGCGCGATCACCTGACGGCATTGGCCGCGAACCACCAGGCGGACTGGTCCATTCAGGACGGCGAGCTTGTGATGCTGCCGGCGAAGCAGGTCCTGCCCGACGAGGCGGTGCTGCTTTCCGAATCAACGGGAATGATCGGATCTCCCGAGGCTACGGACGACGGTCTTGAAATCACATCGTTGGTGAATCCGGACCTGCGCATCGGCGGCGTGGTCAAGGTCGAGTCGATCGTTACCGCCTACAACGGTGTCTTCAAGATCACGACGATCGAATACAACGGCGATCTGATGGGCAGCAACTGGTACAGCAAGGTTACCTGCATCGGCGGGACCTTCCAAAAGGTGAAGCACCATGGCGAACAGTGAGTGGGACAACGCGGATATGGGCGCCGCGGCGGCCGCGTTCGCCGATGAGTCGGCGAAGCGTATCCGCGTGGCGCTGCCAGGGGTAATCGTTAGCTTCGACCCGGACGCCCAGACTGCAAGCGTGCAGCCTTCGATCAAGCAGGTTATGGCTGACGGGACGACCGAGCTGCTTCCGGTGCTGCAAGACGTACCCGTGAGCTTCCCGCGCGGCGGCGGATTCGTACTGACCTTTCCGGTTGGGCCCGGCGACGAATGCGAGCTGATCTTTCACGACAGGTGCATCGACGGCTGGTGGACTTCCGGCAATCCGTCGGAACCACTCGATTATCGAATCCACGACCTTTCCGACGCCACGGCACGGGTTGGCATCTCGTCGAAGCCGAACGTCGTCCCCAACTTCGACGCGGGTGCGACGGCGCTGCGGAAGCTCGACGGATCCGCGTTCGTCAAGATCGATGCCGCCGGCGTCGTGCATATCGGTGGGACGAAGCTCGTTGTCGATTGCCCGATCGAGTTCGCTGCTGGCATCACGGGCGTCGGCGATGTCGTGTCCGATGGAGTGAGCCTTGAGCACCATCTGACCACCAACGTGCAGGCCGGCGCATCGCTTTCCGGAGAACCCAAGAAATGAGGGTCCGACGTATCGACGCCCACGGCGACTGGACCTTCGGTGCCGGCAGGGCGAGCTATGCCGACCGATCTGAATCGGTCGCCCAGCGTGTGAAAACGAGGCTCCTTTCGTTTCAGGGCGATTGGTTCCTCGATCTGTCCCATGGACTTCCTTGGTTCAAACTCATCGAGCGACCGGCTGACCTGGCGCGCATCGAGCGAGCGGTGAAGACCCAGATTCTCCAGACCGACGGCGTCAGCATCGTCACCGAATTTTCCATGACTCCGAACGCCGCGACGCGGCAGCTAAACATCACCACCACGATCGTCGACATCTACGGCGTCGAATCAACGATCAGCACCGGAGCCTGACCATGGGACAAGTAACGGCGGCCGGATACGTTGCCGACCGGCTCGACGCCATCGTGGCGAACCTCGAAGCTGGCTTTCGCGGGATCTACGGCAGCGATATCAACTTGGACCCCGATAGCCCGGACGGGCAGATGGTCGGTCTCATCGGCCAGATGCGAACCGACATCGAAGAACTTGGCGAGCAGATCTACCGCGCCCTCGATCCCGACTACGCCTCCGGCGTGTGGCTTGAGCAGCGGGTTGCCTATGCGGGCCTCGTGAAGCGCTTGGCGAACTACAGCTACCTGCGTGACGTGATCCTAAGTGGCCGGCCGACGTCGATCATTCAGGAAAGTGCTGTAGTGAAGGATGCGAACGGGACCCGGTGGCGCTCCGTCACGGAAGCCGTCCTCAATGGCGATGGTTCCGCCCGGGTCGACTTCCGGAGCGAGGAACTCGGCGCTTTCGCGGTCCCGGCTGATACGGTGCTGGCGATCCAGACGGTCGTTCTCGGCTGGGACACCGCGACGACGCTGGACGCAGCCGAGGTCGGTACGGAGGAGGAGACAGACCCAGAGCTGCGCGCGCGCTTCTTCCGCAGCCGGTCGCGGCCAGCCACCGCGAGCGCCGAGGCGATCGAAGCGCGGGTCGCCGAATTGCCTGACGTCCGGCAGGTTGTTTGCCTGGAGAATGAGACGGACGTCGTCGACGCTGATGGCGTGCCCGCTCACGGCATCAACGTCGTCGTGGACGGAGGCGACGACGCGGCGATCGGTCTGGTGATCCGCCAGAACAAGACGGCAGGTACAAGCATGCGCGGCGGTGAGGTGGTCAACGTCCCGGTGGGCGCCGGCACGCGGCCGATTCGTTTCGACCGCCCAGCCGTCGTCGCATGCAAGGCAAAGGTTACAGTTAGTCGCCTGGCCAACTTCACGGCCATCGACCAAGCGGGCATCTCCGCGGCCGTCGCCGCCCTGGAATTCGCCATCGGCGAGGACGTAATCCTCAGTCGCCTCTATACGCCGATCAACACGGTGCCCGGGTTCTGGGTATCCGAGTTGCTGATCGGCCCCGTAGTCGGGGCATTGGGTACGTCGAACATCAATATCGATGCCCGGAGCCTTGCGCGCTTCGCAGCCGCAGACGTTCAGGTGGTCGTATCCCCATGAGTTACCGCGACCTCCTCATCTGGCAGTACCAGGGTAAGGCGCGCGCTGAAGCGACGGCTAACCTGCTTACCACGACATTCGGCGACGCGTGGAACGGCCTGGCCCAGCTTCGGAGCGTCCTCGACATCGATACGGCCGTCGGAGTCAACCTCGACCTGGTCGGCAAACACGTCGGCCAAGGTCGGGTGCTTCCAGCAATTACGCCGCGCGGGCTTTTCGGCTTCGAGGGTGCCACCGGCGGCAAGGGATTCAGTCTGCACGGTAACGGAGGAGGGAAGTGGTATCGCCGTGGCGATCCGATCGCAGACTCGGTCGTCCTTAACGATGACGATTATCGCTTCCTGATCCGCTGCCGTGTCACCCGCAACTACATGACGGGGACGATGCCGGACATCGAGGCTGCGCTCGCCTTCATCTTCGGCGGGACCGCTCGTGCCTACGACCAGTTCGACATGTCGATGACGGTAGTGGTGGCAGAAAGTGGGGTGTCTGATTTCACCCGCTACGCGATCACCAAGCTAGACATCCTTCCGCGCCCCGTGGGCGTCCGAATCAAATACGTTCTCGCTGTTCCCGATGGGGCCTTTGGCTTCTTCGGCGTGCCCGGCGCGAAACCCTTCAACAGCGGAAAGTTCGCGAGGTTCCTATGACGATTTACAACCGCCCCGACGAGAAGGTCATGGCGGAAAGCGCCATTGCAGGCGAGGTGCAGGATTTCCCAGACATTCTCCGTGGCTGGGGCATCACTTTCGACCAGACGGGCGGGTTCCCTCCCATGGAGTGGTTCAATGCCCTTGGTAAACGTACCGACCAGGCGATCCGCTACTTCATGCAGCGGGGATTGCCTGAGTGGTCGGCGACTGAAGATTACCCTCTGGGTTCTTACGTCCAGTACGCCGGCAACACCTATCTTTCCAAGCGGGCGAACTTGAACAAGCCGCCGGCGGCGAGCCCCAACGACTGGGGGCGGTGGTCCGTCACGCGCGACGAGTTCGATGCGCAGTCGCCTGGTCGTCTTCTTGCGATTCGTGTCTTCGCTACGCCGGGAACCTTCACCTACACACCAACGGCCGGCACGACCAAGGTCCGCGTCAAGGTGCAGGGCGGTAGTGGTGGCGGTGGGGGTTGCGTCGCTACAGCGGCCGGCCAGGTCTCGCTGGGCGCGACGGGCTCCAGTGGTGCCTACTGCGAAAGCTTTTTGACGGCTGGTTTCAGCGGTGCCTCGATCGTCGTCGGTGCTGCCGGTACGGTGGCATCTGGCGCTAGTGGTGGGAACGGCGGAGTCAGCTCGTTCGGTGCGACGCCAACCCCGATGAGCGCTCCAGGCGGGAACGGTGGTGGCAACAGCCTCTCCACGGGCAATAGCAGCATCGTTGGCAGTGGTACTGCCGTCGCTACGGGCGGAAACATCCTCAACTCGGCCGGCGTGGTCGGCGGTTGCTCTCTAGCGTTCACGTCGAGTTCGGGCGCCAAGGGCTTTGCCGCACCGTCGATGTTCGCCCTCGGGTATGGCTCCGGTGGGGATGGTCAGATCAACGTCGCGAGCCAGCCCGCAACTGTAGGAAATGCCGGAAAGCCAGGCGTTGTAATCATCGAGGAATATTTCTAATGGGTAGTACTTATGCGTACGTCTACGAGGGTGTCGTGAGGCAGATCATCCAGCCATTCATTAGTGACAGCGGTGAAGAGGTGCCGATCGACAAGGTTTACTCCGTAGAGTTCGTCGATTGCTGTGTAGAGGTGACGGGTCTTGATCCTCATCCGGGCGAAGGCTGGACCTTCGACGGAAACGTGTTCGCCGAGCCTGCGCCGCCGCCTGAGCAGACACCAGCTCAAATTCGAGCGGCGAATGCCATCGTTCGCGACGGCCTGCTGGATACGGCTAGCAGAGCGATAGCCCCGCTTCAGGATGCGCTCGACCTCGGCATTATCGAGACGTCCGAGCAGGCGCTCCTGACGCAGTGGAAAACCTACCGCGTCAACGTTAACCGGGTAGACCTCGCGCAGCAAGCGCCGGCCTGGCCATCACCGCCGGTGCCGCCGGACTATGTCTCGGCGGACCCGACTTCCTAAGGATCACGTTGGCTGCAGGTAGACCACGCGCTGGTGCGGATCGTAGGAATGGATCTCCGTTTCTACGATCTTCCAATCGGGCCAGCGTTCCGCCACGTATTCAAGCGACATGGATGTGTCGCCATAAGTGATGTCACCGTCGATAGGCGCACGACGATGAGGAACGAAGGCAAAACCCTCTTCACGATGGGCACGCTGCAGCTCGTCTGCTTGACCCGAAAACTTAGGGTCATGGGGCCAATACGTCTCGGGACGGATCGTGATGACCAGCAATCCGTACTCGTCGACGTACTTGCGCAGGGTCGCCATGACAGCGTCCGCTGTCTTCTGGGACAGGTGGGTGAAAACCGAGAACGCGTACATCAGATGAAACTTTGAATCGAACGGAAGCTCGCTGGGGACGTACTCGCTGACGGCGAGATTGGCGCGGATATTGGCCTCGCGGCAGAGTGCGATCGACTTGTCCCATGGGTCGCACCCAAAGATGTTTTCCGGCCGGGAATGTGCATACATCAGCCTGATCAGGCGACCCCATCCGCAGCCGTAGTCGAGGACCGCGGCGTCCGATAGGGGGGCGAAGACATGCTTTTTGTAGCGGCTCACGACCGCGTTGATGAACGCGGCGCTCTGTGTCAGAAGATGCTCTCCCGCGGACCCGGTCCAGTTCTTCTGAACCTCGTCGGCAGCCATGGTCGGCAGGGATGACGCTGCGTGGCCGTATTGGGGAGGGACACCCAGCAGAAGCTTACCCACGGTTTCGGTATTAAGTTGACGGAGACTTTCATAGCCCTTTTCGAGGCCATTGGCGAAGGCGGCATCCACATAGGCGTGGAGCGCATCGTCAACGGTAAAATTACTGCGTTCTGCGATTTGAGCGGACATGAGATCGTGATTCCTTTCGAGGAAGCGGGAGGATCGGTCGGGAAGCGCCTCACGTCAACCGACCTTCACGGACGGCGGGTATGATCGGGGTATGTGCGGACGCTACGCCACATTCGGACCGGTTTCGCTGAGCCGCGAGGCCAAGACGGTCTTGGACCAGCTCGAACTGGATATCGTCAGCGAGATCAACCAGCGGGAAGACCAGTTCAACATCGCCCCGACGCAGAAAGCGCTGATCATGGCCATCGGGGAAAGTGGCTATGAGGTCAAGCTCTTGCGTTGGGGCCTCATTCCATCCTGGGCGAAGGACGCGAAGATCGGCTCGCGCATGATCAACGCCCGCGCCGAAGGGCTACTGGCCGGAACGACGAAGGCGTATGCCGCAGCCTTCAAGAAGCGTCGTTGCCTGGTGCCGGCTTCCGGCTACTTCGAGTGGAAAGGCAATGCGGGCAGCAAGCAGCCCTATTTTATCCACGACCCCGCCGGCCACCTGCTTATGTTCGCCGGCCTGTGGGAGGTCTGGCGGCCCGCCGAGGGCGAGGAATGGGTGAAGACCTTCGCCATCGTCACCGGCGAGCCCGGGAAGGTCTCGGGCGACATCCACGACCGGCAACCCGTCATTCTGCCGCCCGACCTCTGGGCGGTCTGGTGCGACGGCTTGCCCGACGAGGCCAGTGCAACGCTGGTAGCGGCCCCTGAGGCCGAGCTCGTCTATCACCCCGTCAATACAAAAGTCGGCAACCCCCGAAATAAGGGCTCTGAGCTGGTCGAGCCAATCACGCTCTGAGACTGGCGGTCGATATCCTTCGGCGATGATTGTCTGGAGCCAAACCGCGAACCGTCTTGATGCCCGCTCCCCGTGCCAGGGCGGACCGTTCGCGTCTGTCGTGCATGAGGGCGACCAATGGTTCGTCGTCTGGTGGGTGGGCCCCCGCAGCCGTACGCTGGTGCCTTCCGAGGACAAGGGCAGGGGTTGGGTGGAACGATTCGCCGGCCGCCGCGTTGAAGCACTGGGCCGATTGGCCGCGACGCCCGGCGCCGGTCCAGGCGGTGCCTCCGGTGGTTACGCCCAGCCGACGGCCGAGGAGCAGGCCCGCTACGACGCCTTCAGCGCCTCCTATGTTCCTCCGAAGAGATCGCGCAAGCGCTCGCGCTGACACGCAACTAGCACGCAGACGTGCTGTAGCCCGCATTCCTACGTCGTCAAAAGCGGTCCTGAGAATGGCTAAGTTGCTGTATTCACTGATATCCCCCGACCTTGACATGGTAGGGGTCACAAGTTCGATCCTTGTACCGCCCACCACTTTTCCATAAAGCGAGAAGTGGGTTGAAGAGAAGATTAAGGAGCCCATGGAGGCTCCTTT